CTATTACAATTACTTCTACTCTAGCAAAGAACTTAAAAAGTATTTGGTAGAGTGGTTAAAGCAGACAGCAGGTGTTGCCCATAAACTAGATGCTGTAACTATTACACGCTTTGCTAAAAGCACAGACGGCTACACTCCTTTAACTGCACCTGCCTTAATTAAAGCACACAGTAAAGGCATGCCGTTACGTGAACGTGAAATCAAATACATCATTGGTGCTGTGACTAAAGCATTGTCTTTAGATGATAACGATGTTAAGGTACTTGAAGAAATAACAGATAAAACCAAACCAGCAGTTAAGGTTCCTACTATTCAAGACCGTATGAATGAGATTATGAAAACTCATATCCTACACTTTGAAGAGCTAGAAGATAGTTTGTATGAAGGTAAAACTGTAGATCCGAAAGCATACGAATATCTAAGTGGTAAAGGCGTACCACAGGCTATGTTAGGTAAAATACAGGCTGTTTTTGAACGTCGTTATGCTGAAATTACAGAAGCTAAGTCAACAAGCGACGAAGACTTAAAAGAAGCATACAGCTATATGAAAGCGGCAGACTGGAAACGTTATGATGCTTTCTATACTCGATTGTTTGACGGCATTGCACAGTATGGACAAGTTAAGAAAGCAACTAAGAAAGCGGCAGTGCGTAAGCCACCACAAAAAGAAAAACTTATTGCTAAACTCAAGTATGCTAAAAACGATACCGCTAACAAACTAGTATCAATCAACCCAGTTGACATCATAGGCGCCACCGAGCTTTGGGTCTACAATATTAAGACACGTAAACTAGGCAAATACATAGCAGAAGATATGGGTGGTGCACTTGGTGTTAAAGGTACTGCTATAACAGGTTTTAACGAGTCTACAAGCGTACAAAAAACTTTACGTAAGCCAGAGGTGCAGCTAAAAGAATTCTTAGCCGCGGGCAAGATTGAATTGCGTAAGTTCTTAGACAATATCAAAGCAACTGATATTAAACTAAATGGACGTATCAACCTTGATACTATTTTACTCAAAGTAGCATAAACATTAAAAGTCATCCTGTTAGTGCTAAATATACGAAACAGGATGATTTCACATGGCAACAGCAACAGGTAATTTAACCGCAAATCTCAGTCTAACTACAGACAGTTTATACAATCCAGTTACCGGTACAGGTGCTGGGCATATTGCTTATGATGCAACTCCGCTGATACCAGAGAATCAACAACGCAACGATATCATTGATTACATTCGTCTACGATTAGGTGATCAAATTGTTGATGTCGAAGCAGATAAAGAACATTATGACATGGGTATTAAGCAGGCCTTTATACGTTATCGTCAACGCAGTTCAAACGCAGTAGAAGAAAGCTATGCGTTCTTAGATTTACAACCAGAAACACAAGAATACATATTACCACGTGAGATTATGGACGTTAGACAAATATTTCGTCGTGGTATCGGTAGTGTAACAGGTACTACAGCTAGTCAATTTGAACCATTTGCAAGTGGATATTTAAACACTTATATGTTAGTGGCAGGACGAGTAGGTGGACTTGCTAACTACGAATTGTTTACACAATACCAAGAGCTAGCAATGACTATGTTTGGTGGCTACATGAACTTTACGTTCAATAAAGCAACTAAAAAATTAACAGTATTGCGCAAACAACCTTGGCAAGGACCAAACTCTACTGCGGTAGAAAGTGTTGCGTTATGGGTATACAATGTTAAACCTGATAATATGTTGTTAAACGATCCGCAGGTATATCCGTGGATACAAGACTATGCTTATGCATTGGTGATGATGAGTATAGGTCAAGCACGTGAGAAATTTGCTACTATTGCTGGTCCACAAGGCGGTGGCAGTTTAAATGGTGCAGCACTTAAAGCAGAAGGACAGGCATTGCTAGATAAACTTGATGCTGAAATATCAACTTATGCCGACGGCGGCACCCCTTTAACTTGGATAACTGGTTAAATCAATAATTGACACCTGGCAATAAAAAAAGTATAATATACTATATACAGAAAGGAATAGTATGATTATATCAGTGACAGGCTTCATCGGTTCAGGCAAAGACACAATCGCAGATTACCTAGTAGCAGAGCACGGCTTTAAACGTGAGAGCTTTGCTGGCACACTCAAAGATGCAGTTGCAACAGTATTTGGTTGGGACCGTGAACTATTAGAAGGACGCAGTGCAGAAGGCAGAGCCTGGCGCGAACGAGTAGATCCATGGTGGGCCAAACGCTTAAAAATGCCAAAACTAACTCCACGTTGGGTACTGCAAAACTGGGGCACGGAAGTATGTCGTCAAGGTTTCCATACTGATATATGGATAGCAAGTCTAGAAAATAAACTACGTAAAACAAACGAAGACATTGTGATTTCAGATTGCCGCTTTCCAAACGAAATTAAAATGATTAAGAACTTAGGTGGTAAAACAGTGCGTGTTAAACGCGGCACTGAACCTGAGTGGTATAATTCTGCTAAAACTGTAAATGCCGGTATGAAAAAGATTGGCTGGGCACTAGGTAAGAGTGAACTAGACAAATTAGGTATACACCCGAGCGAGTATGCTTGGATTGGTACTAAGTTTGATGTTACTGTGACTAACGATGGCAGTATTGAAGAACTATATTCTAATACTGAAGATTTAATTATATCAGAAATCCGGAGTCAAATCACCTTGGGTCCAACCTAAGCCTTCTTTAACAATAATAATTTGACAATTTGCACAGATAGTTCTTAAATTAAGTAGCGCATTATTTTTTAAGTTGCCGTCGACGTAGTATACGCTAAGTTGTTGTTTATACTTTGCTTCGAAGCCACATTTTTCACAGTGTGGCTTCTTCTTATAACCAGCAAGCATCCAAGTTGGTTTCTGTGGTAATAGCTTTCTGTTCTTTCTGATACATCCACTGCAACGAGTTCGAAAATGAGTTACTCCGCCACGCTTATAGTTAATTGCTGCGGGGTTTCTAGTACAACTCTGACATAAAGGGCGGAAATCCATACAGTATTTATAGCAAACCTTTGCCAAAGGCTCCTTAATAGACTGGATTTTGATAATACTGATAAATATTTTAAAGTATTATAATATAAGGATACTAAAAATGGCATCATTAATTTCCCCAGGCGTATCGGTTACCGTTATAGACGAAAGCCAATACCAACCAACCGCAACTGGCACAGTTGCTTATGTATTACTGGCTACAGACCAAGATAAAATAAACCCAGATGGCAATACTGCTACGTATACGACAAAGGCAAATGCAGGCAAACTAATCAAACTTACTAGTCAACGTGAACTAGTTACTGGTTTCGGCGGCATTAACTTTCAAGTTGACTCAGGTGATAATCCAATTCATGCACATGAGTTAAATGAATATGGTTTACTTGCGGCATACAGTGCATTAGGTGTGTCTAATCAAATATACGTTCAACGTGCTGATGTTAACTTGTCCGAGTTAACTGGTACAAGCATTCGCCCAACAGGCACTGCTTCAGATGGCGCATATTGGCTAGATGTAAGTACAGCCGGCACTAATTGGGGTATTTACGAATGGAATGAAGACACTACTGGATTTGCATTGCAAACTCCAACTGTAATTACTGATACTGCACAATTAAGCGGCAGTGTTCCGTTATCGTCAGTAGGAACAATTGGTAGCTATGCTATCAATGTAACAACTCCGTCAAATCCAGTTTATTTTAAACGATACGATAATACTTGGGTATTAGTTGGTAGTGATGCGTGGAAAACAGCAGTTCCGGCTATCTCAGGTACAGTTTCTAATCCAACATTAACTGTTGGACACAAAATGGTATTAAACACTATCAACGTATCATTGACAGGAACTACAGTAACATCAGCTGCGGCAGATATTAATACTGCGGCTATCCCTGGGGTGTCAGCAACGGTCAATGTTGTTGGTCAACTTGAAATTAGAATTAACAGTCTATCAAAAAGTGATGGCGTTACGGCAGATGGTGTATTAACAGTTGCTAAGGGAACAACAATTGGTGGAACTGATTGCGCTGTACCATTAGGCCTGCTTAATACTACTAGTGCAAACGTAGTTACATTTAACAGCCCAACAATAACATTTGATACGTATCGTAATGCTCCTGCGTGGAGAACCAGTGATGTTACACCTCGTCCAGCCGGCAGTGTGTGGTTCAAAACATCTGCTACAGGTAACGGAGCAAACTGGGGTATTAAAGAATACAGTGCTACTTTAAATTCTTGGCAAGTATTGGCTGCTCCATTGTATGCCAGCGATACTGATGCAATACAGGGATTAGATCTAATAGGTGGCGGCGGTCAATTAGGTGTTGGTACAGTATATGTTAAATATGATACACTAGCAACATCAACTGCTACATTCAAACCGTACGTTAAAAACGTAACTGGCATTGTAAAAATAACAGGTACAGTTCCAACTTCGCCGATTTTGTTTGACGCAAATGATGCATTTATTATGGAAGTCAGCGTACCAGGTAGTACAATTATAGAATCTGCAACTATCAATCTAAGCAGCACAACAGCGCAAAGTTTAGTAGCTGATATACTAGCGGCTAATTTGCCTAATATTTCAGCATTAGTTGAAACTAGCGGCGCTATAAGTATTAGTCATCTTGCCGGTGGTACAATTAAATTTACACAAACATCGGGTACTCCACTACTTGACGCGGGATTAACGGCTGACAGTAATATGCAAGTAATTACAGCGGGTAGTGTATATTTGGCTAGTCCGTTTACTCCACTAACTTATACATATTCAACTACAGAACCGTTTAGTAACCCAGCAGATGGTACATTATGGTATTATAATACAGCTCTTGAAGTTGATATTATGATTAACGATGGTTCTAACTGGAAAGGTTATAAAACTGTAACAAACGATGCACGTGGATATAATCTAAGTGCAACAGATCCGCTAGGTCCTATCTTAGCAGCAGCTAGACCAACTACACAAGTTGGTGGTGCACAGTTAGTACCAGGTGACTTGTGGATTGATACACTTGACTTAGAAAACTATCCTGTAATTTATCGTTATACTGATACAAATGTGTGGGAATTATTAGATAACACAGATCAAGTCAGTGCCGACGGTGTAGTATTTGCTGACGCACGCTGGGGTACAAATGATAGTACAGATCCAATTGTTG